GTAAAGTTTTCACCTGTTTCTAATCCACCAGCAAGTTCACTTACAAGATTATTTAGTAAGTCACTAGGCATCTCTTGAGTGTCTTTTTTAGAAAACAGTTGTTTTATATCATCACCAAAAGCATGTGTTCCGTTATCTGAATCTAAGAAGTCATAGTATTTTTCTAAAAAAGTTACAAGTGTTGGAAACTCACTAGTGTAGTATTCAGGTAAAGCTTCACGTACCTTTCTTACTTGAAAGTTCTTAAGCCTTCTTTTACTATGATAATTAATAGACATTAAATGCTAACCTGTGTATTTTGAAAATCAAGAAGTGCTCTTGAAGTTGAAGTTGAAGTATCAATGTCAAGAACATAGTTACGTAATGGTCTTATAGTATTTTGATTTGCAGGAGTTACGGTAAGTGATATAAAACTCCCATCTATAGAAGATGGCTTAAATCCTACCAAGCTTACAGTGCCAGTATCTTGATTATAAGACCCTACATTATCGTTCTCAATGGTTCCATCAACTGAAATAATCTGTATTTTATTACTACTTAGCTTATTTTGTAATGAGCATGCTTGACCATTAAATGTAAATCCTGAAGACGTTAATACAGGTAAGTCCGCCGCCGGTATAGCAAGCTTTACTGGAAAAATTATATCATAACCAAGAGAAATATTATTAGTAGGAGTAAATGTTTGTACCATCTTAACATCTATTTTAGAGTTTAAAATTGCAGGATCAAGCGCATCAATAATAGTAAGTATATTTGATCTTCTAAAAACTTTATTAAATCTCTGTAAGTTAGTTCCAAAAAATGAATTTATTCTGGTCTGTACTAAGTTTTGCATTGCCTGCCCAGTAGAACTAGTCAAGTCTGGATCTAAGTTAAATGTCGTAGTAAGTTGAAGATTAGTTGTTACAGGATCAACAAACTCTGTTGTTATTGACATCACCGACATGTTATCAGTTAAGTCTGTTTTTATCTGGTTTTTTACCGATACTTGAGTACTATCAGTTATGCCAGTCTTAAACTTTAGTCCTACATATACTCTACCGTAAATTGCAGGAACATTATCAGCGCCACCATAAGAAGTCACATCATCTAAATATGCGCTAAAGTTTGATAATATTTGTCCTTTATAATCTTCTGCAGTAACTAGTCTTCGTTGTGATGTAAAAGCAATAGGAGCGTTTTGCCTTATAGATTCTATATTTTCTTTAAATGCTCCTCCTGCTGAATTAGATTCAGTAACAACAAGCATATTATATGCTACTGAATTAATTGTAATAGGAGAAGATGCATTAAATGAAGAAGCCGTATTAGCTACACTTCCTTGAGTTGATAAGTAATCAACTATTATCTTGTTACCCGCAATTGGAGCTTTACCAGTTGTAAGACCGTCACCAAATATTAATTCATAATATCCGTTAGGTACCTCTTTAATCTGATAATAAGTTGAGTCATTCTCTATTCTAACTGCTTTCTTTATATCTGTATATGTATCAAATAATGTTGATGCTGCAGTCGGAAATACTCGAACACGAATCGTAGTAGTGTCCATTGTAACATCAGGTATCACATATATTTGTGTATCAGAAGTGTCACCTACAAAAAATGTCTTTGTTTTTTCTGTTCCTTCGAAGACAGGAATTCCCGTTCCACCAGTATCATTTAAAAATTGATAAGTGCCATTTCCATCATCGTTTGCGGTAAATGTTTCTCTTGTCTGAAATGTATATGATACTCCATCAATACTTGAAGTAAACTGTGTGTTTCGAGGTAATATAATGGCATTAGGTCTTGGTGTTGGAATACTACTTAAACTTAAATTTAAAGATGCTTCTGAAGACACATAAGATCTTGGTACGTAGCCTAAGCCTTCGGCAAGAGCGGCAACAGAGCTTCTTAGTTGTGCTGTATTAATAAAAGATTCGTTTAAGGCAAAGTTAGCATTTAAGCCTGTAAAGTGTGTATTATAGGCTAATACATCTAAAATGTTACTTAGACCTGATGCTTCGAAGTCATAATCTGCAAACTCCGTTTGTTGTTTTAAGTATTCTTTTAACTTGCTCTTTATAGTATCAAAGTCTAATTGCGTTGATTTAATTGTTGTTGACATTATCTTAACCTTGTTAAATCTATATTTGTAGTTACAGTTTCATTTGTATTAACTATTCTAAAAGTTACTGTAACTTTTATTTGATGCTGATCATCATTTAGATTACTACTTATGTTAGTAACTCTTGCACGAGGCTCATATATTTCTATAGCATTTATTATTTGTTCTTCTAAATCTTCATCATCTATATCTGTGTTAAGTGCAAACAATAATGAGTTTAAATTTCCACCAAATCTTGGAAGAAAAGGTTTCTCACTAAAATTTGTAAGTAATAAGTTCTTAACTGCTTGTTTCACTGCAGCCGCATCTTCTTTCTTAAATATGTCCCCTGAAAGCTTTTTAGCAAAAGATAGGTCAATATCTTTGGATGCCTTTGTGCGAGAAGTAAGTATGGTTTTACTTCCTAAGTTTCCATCCTCAATTGAAAAAGCTCTTGTTGGCATAGTTTATCCTTTTTTCTATTTATACGGTTACGTAGTAGGTAATGCTTCCATAAGTTCATTTGTTACCTGTGAGAAGTTATTGTATCTAGTTTCCACTTCATTCTTATAAGTAACTGTCCATGGAGGAGTTATTTCAGGCATAACAATAATAATCTGAGCATTTAATGATCCATCGGGATTGTAGTTATCATAGTCTAATATAAGCTTTTCAAAGTTTAGTGTATCTTTTAAATACACGGCTAAGTCAAATGTCTTTTCAATAGCAATTTCACCTTTCATATTAATTAACTCATACACAACTGCCCTTCCTCTTGACATTAAGTAATTAATTCCATCGCTAACATCAAGCTCTTCACCCTCTTCTGCTCTATATAATCCTTCAGTCACTTGTAACCTAAAGTCTTTGAACTCATTAACTGCTTTATATGAGTTGACAGATCTTAAAACACGAGCATGTAATGTATACTGTTTTGCTAGTTTTAATCTCACATCATCATCGAGTATATGAGTTAAAGTAACTGGATCTCCGGATCCTCCTAAAAATGTAGCCATCGTAATACCCGGTGCTAACCTAGTTCTACTCGTAATGACATCTTGAAATACTGGATTAAAGTTTGGTTCAGGTAAAGCTTCAGTCGTCTTTACTGATATTGGTTCTCCCTTAAATCTTTCCATTGGCTTATCTGGATTACCTATTATTGTACTTGGTATTCTTAAGCTCTTCTTTCCTGAAACTATTCTATCAGTTGTAAGTATTGACTGTCTTGAAAAGAATGCAGATAATACTCCATCAGCCTGACAGGCGCTAGTAAATTTTTGGTTGTTAACAGCATTAGGATCTCTTAACTTTGATCTTACCTGACGAGTTGTCAACTCAGTAGTTGATAGACCACCATAATGATTTAACCTGTTAAGTCTATCAAACAATCCACCGAACGTATCAATAGCAATACGTTTTATTGCAACTGAGGACTTTTCTAATAATTCATTTAAGACTGAAGTTGTAGGCTCCAATGTATCTGAATCAGCAGCATTCGTAAAAGTTACTGCTGCTTGTGCACTTCCTGCGGCTGGTCCTACAGCTGCAGTTGCGGCTTTTCCTGCTGTATTAGCATTACCTGATAAGTTACCATTAAATGTTGGTGCGGTCATTCCCACAGATGCAATAACACCTTGTGATGCGTGAACTGAAGTTGCATTAACTCTCGGTATGTGTGCTGTATGACCGTAGTAAACTATGTTCGATCCACCTATTGTTCCACTATCACCTAATACTGCAAGTGATGATGCAGAAGCATTAATACTTTTTGTTGATAATGTAACTTCATTTTCTGCAGTCATTAATAATGTACCACCAATATTATGAGCTTCATCTTCTCCTACAAATATACTATTTGACTTTTTAATTGTATTTGTGCTATTACCATGTATAAATGTCGTACCATCTATACCTATTGTTTCTGACCTACTTTCAAGAATTTTAACTTCTTTACTCTTACCTATGTCTTGTTTATAACTACGCTTAATAGTTTGATCAACGTCTCCATCTACTCTTAAATTAAAATCACCACCAACTTCTAAGTCAAAGTCACCTGCAACTTTTAGTTTTAAGTTTCCATTATAGTGTAGCTCGCCATCACCATCAACAATAACTTTTTCATCGTGTGCGGTTACTCTTATAGTATTGGTTACTGATCCATATACCATAGTTCCGTCTGCGCGCATCTCCACGCCCGATCCGGTTCTGTGACGAATCATTACTCGTTCTGCACCGGGAGTATCATCATACTCTACAATGTGACCTGATGCTGTCTCTTTAACTTGACTATTAGGATATGTTGATGCTGGTTCGTCTTTTAACTCTAAGTCAATATCTGCAGAAGCACCTCCAAGTTCTACATTAACTCTCTTAGTTCCTCTTGCTTTTTCATTTACAGAAGGACCATTTAAGAAAGACTTTTTAGGATATGCTTCATTAGGATCAGAGAATCCATTATCTTTTTTAATTCCTACCGGTGCACCACCAAGTGTTTTATTTGACATTACCATTTTAAATTACCTTTTAAAAACATTTGATATTTTTGATGTTAATCCATCAAACTTATTAACATCTAAATCTTTAACAAGACCATCAAAGCTTCCAGACATACCGTCTAGTTTACCAAAAAGTGCATTAGCATTCTTATCTCCTATGATCTTACTTGCTTCACCACGACCTTTAATTTTTGCTGCATCTAAGTTACCTTGAACATCTATATTTCCTGATTTTATACCTTCTAATGTAGTTTTCATTTCAGCAGTTGCTTCGTCTATATTTACTGGTTTTTTTAATCCAGTAGTCTCATCTATTTTTTCATATTCTTTCGCAATCTTAGTAGGACTTACTGACTGAAACTCGCTTACTTTAGTTGGAACTGTCTTAACCATTTCTGGTGACTTAACTAATCCTAGCTCTTTTCTAGTCTTACCGCCGGGATCATCTGTTCCTATCATTCCTCCAGTTATCTTACCATATTTTGTACGTGTTGCTGATATGTCAATTTCTGGTGCCACATAATCAGGATCAATTTCATAAACACCCATAATAAAACATTGTAACATTGTAAAATATGTAGCTGCAGCAATATTATCAAATGTTGCTGCCTGTTGAGGAGTTACTGGATTCTTGCTTCCTGCAATGAATACAACATATATCATCTTATCAAACCTTTCACCGAAAGCCTGATTGTCTCCATTAACTTGATCAATAGGTCTACCCTTTTGCAATGTTCCATCTCTCTTTATAACAAGATGCGCCTGTAATCCATTCTTAACTGAATCAGCGCCTTCAAGTTTTTTACGAGCTGCAGCTGAAGCCTCTGTTGCGCCTTTTCCTCCTAAATTTTCTTCATATATCGCATCTTCTAAATTCATATCCTTTGAAACTTTATGTAAACCGGCTGCGTCTTTAGCATTAATAAATTCATCACCACAGTAATCAACAACAACTTGAGTTATTGCCGTTTCTCCATCACCCATAA